GCTTTAGCTATAGTTCCTAAACTAGAAGGCATAGATAATGCTCTAATTAAATAATCTTCCTTTGTTACTGTACGTAATTGATTTTGGAAATTACCTACAGCATTTAATCTTAATTCTTCTGTAGTATCTCCATCTTGACCCCCATCAGCTGCTAAAGGATTAAGTGATGATACTGAAGTAAATATTTGATCTGCTAATGCTGTATTAGCTAAATTAGGATTAATAAATGTAAAATTACTATCATTTAATACTGTTAATGTGTTTGCTTCAACATTTGATGAAACACCCCCCCCTGTTAAATACCTTACTGTTAAAGTAGTATTATAAGGAGCAATTCCGTAAGTATTAGTAAATATAAAATTTAAAGGTGAAAATGCTGTTGTTAGTTGATCTCTTTCGAACGGTAAACCTAAACCAACATTATCTGGGTTAGGTACAATTTCTTCATCATTACTTCTTGTTGAACCCGCCCCAAATTGAAATTCTAAGGATCCTGAGTTGATGAATCTAGTTACAAATCTTCTTTGTACTTGTTTTAATTTTAATAAATATGGAGCATCCACTTCTAAATTAAATGTTGGGTCGTTTTGATTTGTGTTTCTAATCGTATCAAATACGTTTTCCTGCGCCATATTTGGCACTTCATACCAGGTATTGCCATCGCTATCTACCACGTCTAATACGCCTATAATATTAGGAGAAGCAATTGTTCTTACATCATATCTTTTTGATGTTGTAAAAGTAAATTGAGTAGTATTTATTGCAGCTGATATTGCTTTTCTTGTTTTTTTAATTAAATAATATGTTGGGTTACCATTTGATATTTGATAAACTGTAGTTTCTGTAGGATCTAATGAACCTGAAGCTGAAAAGTCAATTACATCTTCAATTATAAATTTTTGGGAAGCATCATTACCTGATACTACCTGTGTGTTTTCAGGAATTATCATGGCATAGTCAAAATCAGGAAAATATTCTCCAGCTGATTGAGATGCTGGTAGTTGTTGGTAAAAATCAATATTTACAGATGCTGCAGTTGTTACTTTTGGTTCATAACCTAGTAAATAGGCCATTTGGTATAAGTTTTCCTGCTGTCTTGCCTTTTGTATAAAGGTTTCCTGGATTTGGTTATCTAAGTAAAATGATAAAACATCACCTACATAGGATGCCATTTCCATAAATAACATACCTGTAGACGTATCTGTAAAATCATTATAGGTATCTGGGAAGTATGTTTTTGAATATTGTATTAAGGAATTTCTAAACTGGTTAAAATCCTTATCAACATATCTTATGTCTCTTTTTAAATCTGCCATTATTGTAGTAATATAGTTAAATCATCTGTTATTCCGAAATTAGCTATTGTATATGTTAGGGAAAAATTGATTGTATTGTTATCCGGTACATTTATAAATTTTATTTCTTTAACATCAACCTGTGGGAAATAAATATTAATATCATTTTGTATTATTGATTGTAGTTCATCTGTTGTACGATCTAAAACATTTTCAAATAATAAACTTCTTAAATCAGCCCCAAACATAGGGTTAAATACTCTTTCACCTTTATTGGTTAATAAATAATTGATTAAATTTGCCTTTGTTTGTTCTCGAACTGTATAAGTTGGTACAAAAACAGCAGGACCATTTATAGGAAAACCAAACCCAACTGCCTTTCGAGCAACTGAGTCAATGGGAAATCTATTATTTATTATTCTTGCCATTTTAACGATTCATTAATCCTGATATTTGAGACATATCTACTTCACCTGCTGGTAGAGTTCCATTAGATGAGTCAAACCCTTGTTGTGGGTTGAAACCTTGAGGAACATTATTTGATGTTAAGGTTGCGGCTGTGTCTCCTAAAATGTTTTTATATGCTGCCCTTTTATCCTCAGCAGACATTACAGGCTGTTGAGGGGGAAGATGATTTTGATTCTCTACAATTGGTGGTTGAGCATAAGTCTGTGGTTGTTGCGCGATAACTGTAGGAGTCTTAACAGCTTCCAATAAGATATCTTTCAATTCTTCCTGAATTGCTTCTCTTACTGCTGTTTTTATTAGGTTTTTTAATTCTGATGACTTCATTTTTATTATAAATATTAAGTTAGTTAATTTTTTGCATGTTTATTTTTTATTATATTTAGGGTTGTTGGGAATCATATGTTACGATTAAAGATGATGATTGGTTAGAATTAATATATTCAGCTGTTTGATTATTAAAAGTTGTACCATATCGTCCTCCGTTCCAAATTATAGCCTCAACATAATATGTACCTATTTCAGGATAAGTAAAGGTGTAAATTCCTACTCCTTTATTTACTTTAAGAAGTTTTATATTTTGATGTTGAGATCCAGAAGCAGCATTAATTTTAATTTCCACTTCTCCTCTTCTATAAGGTTGTTTAACTCCATTATTATAATCCCCAACACCTGGGTTACCATAACCCCAAGGATATTGTGGTGTAAACTCTCCAGTATCAACTGTAAATGTTATTTTAGCACCGGGTGAGTTAACTTTTGCTTTTAACCTTATAGCACTTTTTGTAGGTAGACCTTTAGTTGCTGATGTTAAAGTACCACTAGAATTTCTAGTAGAATTTAAAAATAATGATTGGCCAATATCAATACTATATGGAATATTTTTATATGGGTTTGAACCGTACATTTGTTGCTGCATGTTTGATGTCATCCCATTTAATTGATTCCAATTTGTCCAATTTTCCTGTGTTACTTCAATTGGTGATGGAAATGCTCCTCCTGTATTACTTGGTGGTAAAGGATTAGGACCTATTGTATTATTATTAACAGGACCGGCTATTACATTTTTACCTGGGGTTAAAGCATTATTATTTGATGAGTTTACCCATTGTTTCCAATATTTTGTATAGTTTAAATTATCAATTCTAAACTTTGCTTCATTTATTAAGACTTGGGTTGATGCACTAAATGAATATCTACCACCTACTAAATTATAAACTTCTAAACCTAAATACACATTACCAGCAGATGTATCTTCATTTGTTGCTTTAATTCTCCTTGAAGGAAAAGAATATTCTTGTTCTTGAGTAATAACCCCTGTATCAGAAATTACTTCTACAGTTTCATACTCAACTATAAATACAAAACCTTTATATGCAAGTGGATTTGCTGAATTTGGGGATAATCTATCTAAAAGACCGGCATCAGTATTTGCATTTAACGCAGGATTATCAAAGTCTCCGGAGGTAGCTGCAATATTAACTATTTCTAAAGCTAATTCGTCTTGTTCTTGGGGTGTTAAAGGAACACCAGTACCACCTTCATTAGTACCCTTAACTATTTCTCCCATACACTCATTGAAAAGAATATCTAATTCTTGGAGTTTTGCAATTGTTTTAGTAATTGCATCCGATATAATTTTTGATAGTGGGGCTACTATTGATACTGTTATTTTAGCTGATGTTAATAATTTATCTAGTTGATCTAAGGAATCTGATAAAATTGTTATAACATTAATAGGAATACCAACACCAGGTGGGAATGAAGTTGGAATTGGGATTAGTTTAATTATTTTTACTGCTATACCTACAGTTGTTACTATACCATCAACGGTTGCTGCTGCTGTATTAATAGGATTAAAAACTACTAAACAAGCTTCTAACCCTGATTGGATTTGATTCTTTTGCTTAACAATAGCAAGTAATTCTGCTCTAGGGGGACATTGATCTTTAAATTTATCTTTTAAAAAATCAATTATAATATCCATCTTAGTAACATTGGATATTACTTTATATACTGCTTTGCCTATTAATTTATTTAGAAATTGCATTATTTAGACTTGCTTACTTTTGATTTATACTTTTCAATCTTAGTTACCATTTGATTAGCATTAACTTGTAGTTGTGATGCCGCCGCTAATACGGCTCCATTAGGTCCTAATGTTCCTCCTATATTTCCACCTAAACCCGCTACTAAACCCGTAGCTAAACTAACAAGATTTTGTGCTAATTTACTAAAATCCGTTAAAAATATATCACCTAATATTACAGGTTCGGTTGCATTTAAATCACCTAAGTATATTTCAGGAGATTGGATTACTGTTACTGGTGAATCTATGTTAACACTATCAACTGAATTTAAATTAATGGTGGTGTTTGCACTTAATAGTATTGAATCTACTTTTGAATTAAATAGTAAACGACCAGAATTTAAAATTATTTGATCACCTGTATATAAATTAGTAGACTCCGGAGCACTTTGATATGATTTATAACTTTTACTTGCTACTTCAATTGGTATTTTTTGGGTAGTTGTTAAATATACACTTGAAGGGTCAAGATTTATGTCTTCTACTTGTGGAATCCAAGGATCATTACTTTCTTCATGTTGACCATTTCTAAGAATAGTTATAGGATCACCATCCTCTCCGTCTTTAGACCAAGGATTTGGTGGATTTGAATTTTTAACAGTTGATCCAAATCTAAGTGATTGTCCCCATCTTCCCTGATGTATTACATCTCCTGAAAATGGTTGTAAATTTCTAATTGAATCAGATCCTTCTATTTTTTCACTAAATGTATGACCTAAATCTATATTAATATTTGAATCATTAACTACTCGAGGATTCCCGGCAGTAGTTTGTTGGTTATTTTGGGTTTGTGATGCAGGAACGGTTGATGGGCCATGTACTGGATCTGGTATAGCATTATGATGTACGCTATTCCATATGTTTATAGGTTGAAAATAATAATAAGATACATCATTTACATCAGATTGAACATTATTATTAGGTAAGGGTATAATATAAATTACTTCATTCTTTAAAGGAATTACTGAAGAATTTGGAAATAAAGGTTTTGCAATGTTATTAGATAATGCAGATTTACTAGCATTTGATTCATTTAATTTAGAGAAAAAAACACTACCTACAGCACTCCATTTTCCATTTTTTGCAAATTCTTGAGGGTAGGATTTATTATCAAGTATAATTGATATTACCCTAGCACCAAATATACTAATATCCCCACCACCACTAGCTTTAGAACCTACACTTTGTTTAATTGGCATATTACTTTTCCTTTATTTGGAGTTTTTCCATTTCTGCTAGAAGTTGATCTTTTTCTTCATCTGATATTCCAAATCCACCATCATCATTTATATTTTGAAGTGCTCTTTGAACGATTGTAGCCATTTTAATTAAAGCTTCATCATTCTTAACACCAATCTCCATATATTCTTTAATAAGTGGTACTATAAGAGTAGCATCTCCTATTTCTTGAACTAAAGGTTTTAATTCTGATATAAGTGCTACTACTTGAGCGTCTCGTCTTTTTTGGTTGTTATAAATTTCCTCAAGTAAATCCGAAAATTTTTTATCACCAAAAACGTATGATTCTAATTGTCCCATGTTGTTTTTGATTATAAATA